AAACATGTAGGGATGAATTACTTGTGAAGGCTTTTGATAGATTTTGCTCATGCATCCAATAGGGTTTTCAATAGCCACCATTTCACACTCCAGATCCGTAAAGAGTTTGAAAAATGCTATTGCTTGTTCACGATCTTTCAGCCGGGTAATAGCTTTTTGCCCGTAACGCTCAACGTTAAACCAACGATTGCCAGCTACAGATAGAAAGGTGCAAGGAGGATGAGCAACAACAAGATCCCAACCTTTATACAAAACATCACGAACATCACCTTGATAATGATTCCCTGGTGCTTCAGTCGGGAGTAGATCGCAAGACATAGCATTATGACCAAGAGCGGCAAAAGCATCACGAACACGGCCAGAGTATTCACATGCGACTAATACGTTTAATCGTTTCATTGTTGTAATTCCTCATCTAACTGAGCAGCGAACACATCTAAAGTTTCAAGTAGATCAAGCTGCCCTATATCGTATTTATATGTTTGCCACTCGCCTTCACGTGGTACGCGCTGTAAGCCTGTTTGCTCTTGCCACAACATGATGAATTGCTCACCGTGTATGTACTCTGGAATGGATCCAGTAGACCAAGAAGAAACAGTGCTGCCACCCGACACATCAAGGACGTATGCAATCTTTTCGTGTGACCATCCAAGGTTGCGTAAATCTAGAATCATGCGGTTGAAGTCTGGACGCTTATAA